GGGTATAAATCGTTCGAGGTCTGTCTCGGGCACCAGCCAGACGGTGTGGCGGCCGGTGCCAGCGGCTACGGCACTGGGGAACCGGCCCTGAATGCGCCAGTAGCGGGCGGTGGACCTATCAACACCGTAGCGGTCAGCGACCTCCATCAGCGTGAACCAGCGGTGTTCACAATATGGGCAGGTTAACATAGTGACCATACCACCTCACCTGCTAGTTTGTTGACCAGCGCCATAGCAGCGCTGGGGCTCAGGTAAAATCCAATTGGCCTATTATTGTGATAGACGGTCAGGTTGGTGAAATTCCACTCCGTTCGAATCACTCCGTTCTTGGTGTTCCAAACCGCTAGTTCATCTCGCATCAAAGTGCCCCCTCGTTGTCCCATCCTTCAAACGTTTCAATGACGGCGTAGACCTGCTTGCGGATGTAGGTCATTTCCTCAACGTTCGTCCACCGTGTGTCTTCGTCTGGTGCTGGCATGTCTTGTATGCGGCTAATCAACCTGTCCAACAATTCCAGCGTGTCTGCGTGTATTTCGCCGTATGCTTTTTCTACCTTGGTCATTTCATTTATCCTTTCAGTAATTGAATCTCTTCTTCGCGCAATATAGCAAGTTGCTTGTCCCGCCTGGCAATTGCAACCGCCTCGCCGCTTGGCTGGTGTGTGGTCATCCTCTCGATTTGCCTTTGGACGTTGTTCAGGCGCCGAACCCGCGCCTGCTCCGGTGTATCACTGAACCGGTTGGCCATTCCTCCAAGTTGCTTCATTATCCTGTCTCCTTGTCTAGTGCTTCCAAGATTTCCTCTTCTGTCCTGGCGCCCTCGTCATAGAGGTCTGTCACCAGGTAGTATCCGTCATCTTCTGGGTCGTATACCAGTATCTCGAAGTCGTTGCTGTCTTTGATATTACTAGCAACGTTTGTGGTCATTGTTGTGTAAAACTCTTTGAGGTTTTCTACCTTGGCCGCGAAGAATACGGTCAATCCATTGATGGGGTTTCGTAGTCCTGTGTAAATCCGAGCTGCGAAGTTGTCATAGCTTCCCCTGATGATCCCGCTAGAAAGGATCAGGTTTGTGTCCTTGGTTATTGTTGCTCGGTGGTAGTAATATTTCCTCTGTTCTTCTTTGTCTAGCTTCTTCATTTCTGTCTCCCTTATCTGTCTTAAGTATACCACACCAGCGTGAGAATGTCAAGGGTTTTAGATACCAATTCCCGGAAACTCGTTGAAATTGGAGTGCTATCCCAACGTCCTGTTGGGATAGGTGTGGTATGCTGATAATAGATGGATGGATTGACTGCCAAATTTGCAATATCACTGGAGGGTGAAAATGGAGTTATTCTGGGGAACAATCCCGTTGGTCCCTGTTATCGTGGCGTTGGTTGAGGCTGCTAAACGATATGCAGGGCTGCCGGTCCGCTATGCGCCATGGTTGAATCTGGCGCTGTCGGCATTGTTCTATTCGGTTATTGGCGCAGCCCAGTTGTATCCGCAGGCGCAGGAACCGTTGACGCTCCTGCTCAATGTGGTGGTGCTATTCCTCGCAACGGCGGGTCTGTATGATCGCGGCCAGGCGATTGCCAAATAACAACGGAGATCGAACATGCCAGACAGCACAGCAGACAATGGCAACGGACGCATGCTGGCCCGCATCGATGAAAGGACAAAGGCTTTGGGTGATAAGCTAGACAGCTTTTGCGAGCGCGTTGACGACAAATTCGACGACCACGAAGTACGTTTGCGAAGACAAGAAAGTGGTACCGTATGGACACAAATTGTCGGCGGGCTTGTCGCCATGGGATTGGGCGGCTGGTCGTTGCTGAATAAGTAGCCGCCATTGAGAACCTTACGCTGGGAATTTTATGACGTCAAGACGGACGATGCCTGGACATTGTATCCGCTGGGTGATGTTCACCTGGGCGCGGCGACGTGCGACGAAAAGCTGCTCAGGTCGGATATCCAGACGATAGCCAATGACCCGCGTGGGCTGTGGGTCGGTATGGGTGATTACTGCTTGTCAGAAGATACAACCATATTGACAGATCATGGCTGGCGAACTGTAGATACTATTCGCCAGGATGATATGGCAGTAGTCTTTGACCCTCCTACCGAGGCATGTTCTTTCGAGCCAATTAGGAGGAAGTGGGTCAACCGTGAATCCGAAGAGATGGTCCGTTTAACCAGTTCGCATATTGATGTGCTTGTAACGGGCAACCATAGAATATTGGTAAACCACAACGTGAGAGGGCGATGGAAGGGCTACGAGGTAAAAGAGGCGCAAGAACTGGTAAGTGGGAAAATCAAGCACATATGGCGTTTGCCTGTAGCGGTCAGTGACTGGGAGGGGATGCAGGCAAATAGTTGCTTGAATGAGGATTGGTGTTCGCTCAAGGGATGGATAGATACAGAAGGGTCAATTGAAACCGTCGGCAATTCTGAGCGGTTACAGGTTGCGCAATCCGAGACAGCTAACCCCCAACATGCCAAATCTATCGAGGAGCTTATTGAGAGGCTTGGACTATCTCCTCATAGATCAAAGAGAAAATGGGGGGTTGTTGTATGGAGGTTTTCGGCAGGCGAGACAAGATTGATACATTCTGCAATAGGCAGAAAGTGCGAACGCAGAGATGAAATTATGAATGCGCCACTGTCCTATCTTCGTGCATACTTCACGGCTCTGATGAACGGTGATGGCACCTGGACAAGACAATGTTTTGCTCAGAAGAATAAGGAACTTGTTAGTATTTTCCAGGAGTTGTGTTTTAAGCTGGGCTATCGAGCAAGAATCACGGCCCGTCCATACGATAATGGATGGCAATGTCATTTTGGGAACAAGAAGGGCCTTCATTCCTTGTTGCGCCAAGTCGAGGCGCAGCCATATACAGGCAGGACTTGGTGTATCACAACCGACAAGGGGTTTATTGTTACCAGGCGAAATGACAAGGTGGTTGTTTTAGGGAATTGTGATTGGATCAATACCAGTGACCCGCGATATAACGTCAGTACGTTGGCCGACTGGCTGGTGACAAAGCGAGCACTGGCCGACCTGGCAAAGGCGCAGCGGGATCGGTTCCTGGAATATGTGGAGCCAATAGCGCACAAGTGCATCGGTCTGCTGGCAGGCAATCATGAAACGGCTATCCAGAGACATTACGAGCGGGGCATTTACAATGAGATTGTGTCGGGCGTTAAGGCGTTGGGAGGATTTGCCGCGGATAGACCGCTTACGCTGGGCTATCACGGCTGGCTACAGTTGGCGTTCTACCATGCGACAGACCGCAAAGGCGGGTCGCATGTGCTGAACGTCAACCTGCACCACGGTTTCGTGGGCGGCCGGCTGGGGGGAGCCAAGACGCTGAATATGCAGCGTTGGTTGTGGACACATCCAATGGCAGACCTCGTGCTGATGGGGCACAGCCACAACATTGATGTGAATGTGGCTGCGACCTATGGCATCGATCGCTACGGGCATCATACCGAGCACGTAGCCAAAGGAGCATATACTGGCGCATATTTGCGGAGCGTGAACGACCAGGGCCCTGACACTTATGCTGAGGTGGCGGGATATTTGCCGGCCGCTGTTGGGGGTATTCAGGTGCTATTGCACCCGATGGCTATGTACCAGCCGCAGCGAGTGCAGGTCAGAGTGTGACAGGCAGGCAAGCGGTTCGGGTAGCGATACTCGATCCCTGTGGTGATAGCGTCGAGAGGGGCGGGGCTCACGCAATGAATGGGATGAATGATGCGGGAGAGAACACGACTCAAGGGCGGGCCAGAATGGGGTATATTGGCTGGTCGCCATTTAGCATCATCGAAACCAGTAATGCTGACACTGCGAGAATCAAACCAATGAGAACGAGTCGGTGGAACTGTGCGGTGGAGCGCACCCTTGCGGAATATCGCGAATTGTGGCAGCGATTGGCGGACGTATGAGTTGGGAGGAAGAACTTGTCGGATACATCGGCAATTTGGCGCAATAGGATTATTGGCTATTCAGAGGAGGCGCCTGACCAGCTATTGGCGTCGCCATCGAATTGGCGTATACACCCGAAAAATCAACAGGACGCATTAAGCGGCGTGTTGACTGAAATTGGCCTTGTCCAGAATATCATTTGCAACCAGACCACGGGGCATGTTGTTGACGGGCATTTGCGGATCACGCTTGCATTGCGAAGTGAGCAGCCAACGGTTCCTGTTACGTGGGTTGACTTGACCGAGGAAGAAGAGCATTTAATCCTCGCATCGCTCGACCCCATCGCAGCTATGGCAGCCGCAGACAAGGTGCAATTGGAATCGTTGTTGCGTGACGTGCAGACCGGTGAGGCTGGCGTACAGGCGATGCTCAGTGACCTGGCCGAGCGTGAGGGGATTGTGCCGGGGCTGGAGCCAGTCGAGGACGCGGAGCCGCAGATCGACAAGGCTGAAGAATTGCGCGTCAAGTGGGGCGTTGAGATGGGTGACCTGTGGCAGTTGGGCGACCATCGGGTGATATGCGGTGACTGTACGGATGCTGAGGTTGTAGCGCGGGTGATGGATGGGGAGAAGGCATACTATGGGATGCATGATCCACCATATGGGATAGAGGTTGTAGGACTTTCCTCCACCGATAGTGAAGGAAAGTCCTACGGAACTGGGCGTATTGGCTTTGACGGCGTTGTCAAAGCCAATACATACCATCCTGTTATTGGTGACAACAAGTCATTCGATCCCCGTCACTTACTGGAATTGTCTGAATTTTGTATCCTATGGGGTGCCAATTATTACGCTGACAAATTGCCTCCAATGAAGGGATGGATTGTTTGGGACAAAAAGGGGCGCGATGACTGGCGGGATACATTTTCCGATTGCGAGTTGGCGTGGTCGAACATTAAAACCGTCACGCGCATTTTTAGGCATACATGGATGGGGATGGTGCAGGACGGGAGGAAAGAGGCGAGAGTGCACCCAACACAAAAACCATCCATTATGTTTGAGAAGATTATGCTTGATCTATTCACCGAAGACGGCGTGGTCATTGATTGCTACCTTGGCTCAGGCACAACCCTCATAGCCTGCGAGCGATTGAACCGCAAATGTCGAGGTATCGAGATAAGCCCCGCATACGTCGCAGTGACAATTCAGCGGTGGGTGGATGCGACAGGCGGCGAACCGGTGCGCGTTGACGAAATGGCGGAGAAAAGCGTATGAACAGTCAGACGCAGACTGTACGTTCAATCGACAGACAATTGCAGGCGCTGGAACTGCGCAAGGCAGGCGTGTCATATCGCCAGATAGCGGAGCAGCTTGGATATCGTGGCGTGTCGGGTGCGCATTCGGCAGTGGCGCGGGCGCTCAAAAAGGTGATCCAAGAACCGAGCGCCGAGGTGCTGTCGCTGGAACTAGGGCGCCTGGACGCATTGCTGTTGGCACTGTGGACTGAGGCCAAGCGGGGTAGTTACGGCGCAATTGACCGCGTGTTGAAGGTCATGGACCGGCGGGCAAAGCTGCTGGGGCTGGATGTAGCCACGACAAGCATGAGTCAAAACCTCAATATCGACATGGGCACATTGACTATGAAACAAGTGGAACGGATCGCACATGGCGAAGACCCAATTGGCGTCCTGGCAACTCCGGGCGATGGCAGAGCTAGAACGCCGCCGCCGACAGGAGACTGAGCCGCAATGGCCGGACAAACATCTAGTCGGTATCAATGGGAAGCCTGCGCCATTTCACGCTGGGCAGATGCTGGCATGGGACAGCGCCATGCGAACCGTGGCTATGTGCGCCGGGAGTCAAGCTGGGAAAACGGCATTTGGGCCATGGTGGACGTGGCGCGAGATTCAGCGCACCCACGGTGGGGACCACCTGGCGATTACGGCGACTTACGACCTGTTCAAGCTGAAGATGTTGCCATCGATGCTGGAGGTGTTCGAGGGCATTCTGGGCGTGGGTCGATATTGGGCTGGCGACCGCGTGATGGAGTTGCGCGATCCGGTGACGGGTCAATTCTGGGCCAAGAAGTCCATCGAGCCAATGTGGGGGCGCATCATTCTGCGTTCCGCCGAATCGCTTGGAGGTCTGGAGAGTGCGACGGCGCGCTCCGGTTGGTTGGACGAAGCCGGGCAGGACAGCTTCACTATCGAGGCATGGCGAGCCATTCGGCGGCGATTGGCGCTAGCGCAGGGACGGGTGCTGATTACGACCACGCTCTACAATCTGGGCTGGTTGGTACGGCAGATTATCGACCGGGCTGTCAATGGCGGCCTAGTGCAGATCCACGAGATAGGCGATGTGGAATTGGAGCATACTATCAATGAAAAGGTGGGCATTGACCTCATTCAGTTTGATAGCATCCTCAACCCGGAGTACCCACGCGCTGAATATGAAGAAGCTCGGCGCACGATGCCCAATGACGAATTCCAGATGTTTTACCGAGGGCGCAAATCTGGACTGCGCGGTATCATCTATGACGCCTTTGACCGCCAGATGCACACCTGCCCACGATTCCCGATACCGGATGATTGGCCCAGGTTTATGGGACTGGACTTCGGCGGCGTTAACACAGCGGCCATCCTCCTGGCAGAAGAGCCTGACACAAAGCGACTCTATGCCTATCGAGAATATCTGGCCGGCGGGCGTACCAGCAAGGAACACACCGCGCACATCCTGGCAGGAGAACATGGGCGCCCCATCACAATCGGCGGCGCCAAATCCGAGGGGCAATGGAGGCAGGAGTTCCGGGCGGTTGGCCTGCCTATCCGCGAGCCAGCGATCTCTGATGTCATGGTTGGTATACAGCGGGTATATAGCGTGCTCAAATCCGGCGGCCTTATATTTTTTGACGACCTGGACGGAACTCTGGACCAGATGGGGCACTACCGGCACAAACGGGACCGGAACGGGGATTTGATTGATGAGATTGAGAACAAGAACGCTTACCACTATCTGGATGCGTTGCGCTATATCTTGGCAACTATCCGCCAGGAGCGGGCTAAGATGAGAGTGCTGACTGTGGAGTATGAGACATGACAGAAGATGTGGAGATAAAATCAGTTGACAGCGCCATGGATGCAAGCATCCAGGAGCGCGGGCACGAGCCGAAAGACAACTACGGTATTGGCTTGCTGTTGAACCTGACACAGGCGGGTGGCTTGTTATCACCGTGGTGGAGTCGACAGCGAGACGTTGAATTGCGCCGCTTCTGGATGTCGGTCAATCACCTAGCGGGCGCGTTCTACACGTTGCGGGCCAAGTTGACATCGGTGCCATTTCGTATTGAGGCGCGGGATGCGTCAGTCAAGGCGCATGTCAGAATGGCGGAGCAGTATCAGCAGATATTGGAGGAGGAGTCAGAGTTTGGCGCAGGCTGGGCGGATTGTTTTGGTAAGTTCCTGATTGACCGCTGGTCTACCGACAATGGTGGCTTCCTTGAGGTCATTGGTGATGGCAAAAAGGATGGCCCGATTGTGGGGCCGGCGCTTGGCTTGGCGCACCTGGACAGCGGACGATGCCAGCGGACTGGCAACCCAGAATATCCGATCATCTATTCCGACACCGATAGCAAACGCTATCGGCTGCACTATACCCGCGTGATATACAACAGTGAAATGCCAAGCCCCAAGGTCGAGATGCATGGCGTCGGTTTGTGCTGGACCAGTCGCTGTGTTGACGTGGCCCAGAACATGTTGGATATCGCCACCTACAAGAGCGAGAAATTGGGCAGTCGCCCGCAGCGGGGTATTATCGTCACCCAGGGCGGGTTGTCACCAGAAACATTGCAGTCTGCATTCCGTGAGGCTTCCAGTATAATGTCTGACCATGGATTAAGTCGCTTCAGCAAGCTTGTGGTGGTTGGTGACGAGATGGCACCAGATGCAGATTTGAGTCTGATCGATTTGGCATCTCTTCCGGATGGATTCGATGAGCAGCAATCCATCACACTGGGCATGTTCGCCATTGCGCTGGCTGGTGCTGTCCCACCGCGCTGGTTGTGGCCTGCCACTGCTACTGGCGCCACTAAAGCGGACGCTATGTATCAGCATGTAGCTGGGTTGACCGGTGGGCCAGGTGCAACGCTGGCAATGATCGCTAGTGCATTGGGTGGCAGCAAGCGTGGGCGCTATCACGTCTCCGGCAAATTCCTGCCACCATCACTTAGGATGGTATTCGACTTCCAGGATGACGAGCAGGATCGGACGCAAGCGGAGATTCGTGAGCTACGGGCTAAGCAGCGCACAGCCGACATGATGACCGGCGTAATTGATGTGCGCACGGCCCGCGAGATGGCCATGTCTTCGGGTGACATCAGTGACGCCCAGTTTGAGGCGCTGGAGTTGCAGGAGGGGCGGTTGCCAGACGGTTCGCCCGTACTGACGCTATTCAGCGACCCGGATGAACAGATGTGTGAATTGTTGGCACTTGGGGTGGATGACCCGTTGGATATGACGGCCAATATTGACACCGATATAATGGGGGCGATCGAGGCGCGGCAGCGGTTTGCGCTGGCGCTGCTGGCGACAGAGGGCAAGCCGGACATCCGGCGTAAGGCCAGGCAGGCGATTGCGGCATTGGATGAATTGACGAAACTATACGAGGGGGATGTCGGTGAAACCGAAGCGGACGAAGAAGAACCACAGGCAATGGCAGACGTGGAAGCGTCACAAGAATCAGGACAAACCGAAGAAGAAATGATAGAGGGTGATGAACTCGAGAACAAATCACACAAGGCTGTGCTAATTGACCACATCTGCCCATTGTGTGGCAATAACAAGGCGCTGGCCTATCCCGGTCACGGTGGCCTGCTGGTCTGTACCAAATGCGGGCGCACCTACAATCCAAAGGTAGAGTAATGCGACGATTGACCAAGTTACACAAGGAGCAGGAGGCGGATCGGGCGGCGCAGCGCAAGCGGGCGCTGGCAGAGTTGAAGGCATTTATGGCGCGCCAGTTTGATGACAAGTTGCAGGCGTTGGAGGCTATCAGCGATGAAGAGTGGCAGGCGGCTGTAGACGCCGACGAAGCCGAGGGGATTACTACCAATGCCGCGTGAATGGCAGCCGATTGTAGACGGTATGTCCAACGTCATGAAGATGGTGCATCTGGCCATCCGTAACGATACATTTGACATCGAAGCCGCCAGAGTGGAGTTGCTGCGATTGAGGCGAGTATCTTACGAGGATGAATTGACCAAACAAGCAGCATTGGTAGGCTGCAAGGGGCGGCGTGGTAGATTGTCCAACGGGGCCATCCTGAGCAAGCTGAATGACATGAGCCAGCAGGATGCACAGAGCATCGCCAATACATTCAACTATGATGCGGCGGGTGCAATCGTGGCTATCCGTTCCGACGTGCCAACCGCTAACCGGCATGTGTATGCCTATCGGCTGCGAAAGTGGGATAAAAAGCGATCCGAATGGAAGACGCCGCAGATTGAACAGTACACCGACTCATCGGCGCGTAGCTTGGCGCAGCAGCATTTCTATGCATACAACGATGTCCAGGGCACGGCGATATTGGAGCCGCGCACTGCTGTCTGTCCAGTGTGTGTGGGCTGGGTAGCGCGGGGTGAAGTGCCGCTGCCAGTGGCGATGGCGAATCCGCCGCCGTATCACGTAAATTGTCCACATTCCTGGGTCACGTTCCCGAACCATGTACCAAAAACAGAATGTCCACAGTTGTGGATGGGGGGATAACAACTGACATGATTGGGGGATCGGCGCAGCGTGTGGTTGTAATCGATGATAGCCAATTGAAAGCTAACGGCGGGAAATATGAGTTGCTAGGTGGCGCTGCTCGGCCGGTGGTAGTTACGGCGGATCGTAGCAAATATGGCGGAGCCTCGCAGCCGGTATATGTGGTATCAGATGCTCAATTGGTTGAGAACGGTGGCAGGTTTTCACTGCTCACTGGGCCCGCATCACCAATCACCTACGAGACAGATGGTCCGGTTATCAGTGGCCCGGCAATACCGGTGTATATTGTGACTGTATAGGGGGATATAATGGCAACCGCAACAATTGCAGGATTGCCGCATAAAGTGGTAGTGGTAGAGATGCCGGGTTGTACAACAGCAGATGCCCCGACGGTTGTTAGCGCGCAACTGTTGGACCCGGACGGTGTGGCCTATGGCGTGCCACAGGCGGACGGAAAGCCCAGGGTTTCTGCGATGCCCTATCTGTACGACATTGCAGAAGGAAAGGTTCCAAGTCACGCGCCATTTCGACGATTTGGTGTGAATATGGATGTAGCAGCGACGTGGGAAACGGTGACAAACCAATCGACTGCGCAGCCATACCTAACATCCGCTGAGCGACTCAAAATCGTGTCCACTGACGCTGATGATGACGGTAGCCCTGTTGGCGATGGGGCGCGTACTCTCAATATCAAGGGTTTAGATGGGAATTATGATATCATCAGCGAGACGGTGACGATGAACGGAACAGGGGTTGTTACCACTGACGCGAGCTTCCTGCGGCCATTACGGGCATGTGTTTGTTCGGTAGGCTTGTCTGGCGTAAACGAGGGAACGATCACCATCAAAAACAATGCCGGGGCGGTAACGCTCTTGCAGGTCAACGCCGAGGAAGGACAAAGCAACTCTGCCATCTGGACGATTCCGGCCGGAAAGGTTGCCTACATAACATCCTGGAACGGGGCTGAAAGCTCAAACAAAGGGGCGCTTATCGGTTTGTGGTTCCGGTCCTACGGAGGCTCATGGCGGTACGCGAGATCATATGTATTGATGGCAAGCTCGTTCTTCCATCTGTTCCCACTCCCGTTGCTAATGGCGGAGAAAATGGATATTGAAATTCGAGCAAAGGGTGTGCTGGCCGGGGCTGTTGTATCCGCTGGCTTCGATGGCTGGTACGAGGCAGTTTAGACGATGGCTGAAATTGTATGGACGGTCAAATCAATTAAGCCTAAGAAACTGCGTATTGATGCAGTTCGGCTGCAACTGTTGAATGCCTTGCGCGCTGAGGGCAAGGTGCAGCGCGAGAAACTCGAACAGACCACCGCCACCTGGAAAGGCGAAAAACCGGATTTTGAGTCACTGATTGGCTTAAGCAAGGGCGATGCCTCAGTAGCGACTGGCCCGACCGGTGATGAGATGGGTTGCAAAAAGTGGGGATGGCTGAATGAGGGAACACGGGTGCGGCGGGCATTGATGTCGCCCGACTGGCGCAGTAAGACCCACCGGCGCAACTTTCGCAGCGGGGCTGGGGCCGGGCATATGGTTTATGTCAGTCGGAGATTGAACCGGCCTGGCATCAAGGCTCGTGAATGGACCAAGTTGCTTCAGGAGCAACGGCGGCGACCATTTACCAAGCGCATGATGCAAGCCATGCGGAGAGGACTCAATAAACTATGACGCCAACTGACTATTCAGACTGGGGCAATATGCGGCGGCGTATACAGCAGACCGCGCAGCAGAAACTACGCAACAGCAGTGACGGCCTGGCGCGGGTAGCTGTGACGGTGCTGCTGAATGCACAGGGGGAATTGATTGGATGGGAAGAGCCAAGCGCCAGCCGATATGAGCCAGCGCGGGTGAATTGGTGTGACATATTGCATAGCGGAAGTAACGATTGACATAGAGCACTCATTCGTGATATAATGAGTGCGAACCGAATAGAACTATTGATCGTCTGGACCGGGCGTATTATGCCCGGTCCTTGTTATTATGGAGGTACACATGCCAGTTGAAACAGTAGGCGAAAATGTTAGGGTACGGGTGCGGCAGGCAAGTGAATTTGAGAAAGGCAGTCTTCGCACAATCACGCTGTCGGCAAAACAGGGTATCAAGGCTGTCGTTGGGCGTCCCAAGGGAAGCAAGACAACTGCCATCCAGTCGTACATGTTCGATAAGAAACAGTGGTCAGAGGCAGAAGCGGAAAAGTGGGTTAGCGAGCACAAGAAAAATGCAGAGGCTGATGTGCTGAGAATCGAACGTAAAGAGCTATCACTCATTGACCGCCTGACTACTACATTCAAGTCGTGGTTGGAAGGCAATGTAATAGTGTCTGAGCCGGAACCGCAGCCAGAGCCACTGGTCAATTCGTTTATGGTCTGGAAGGAAGCCGGACGTTATCGGTGGCTGGCTGTCTTTAGCAACCGTTTCCGGGACAATGACCGACCGCCTGAGATTCTGTCTAGCGCTGCGCATAAAGATTTCGTCAAGGCAGTGGACAGCGGTGAATGGCCCATGCCTCAATTGTGGCATTGGCACACACCTGGCACAACCTGGGGGCAAGCCGACTGGCTGGCCTATGACGAGGAGAAGGGCTTTGTGTTAGCATCTGGCTGGGTAAGTGATGGCCACGAGAAAGAGGCTGAAACGCTGGCGGCTATGAAAACATTCATCGGCGTCAGTCACGGCATGGTGGGCAAATCCATCGAACGTGACGAAACCGATCCATCCATCATAACGCAGTACCGGACGTTTGAAATCAGTGATCTCCCCGCGTGGGCGGCGGCGAATCCGCTCACTGGGTTTTCCATTTATCCACAGGAGGCAAAAAACATGAGCATTCCAAAGGAGAAAAGGGACTATTTGCAAACTGTCGGGCTGACAGGAGAGCAAATTGACGGAATAGAGGCCCAGGTGGGCGATCTGTCCAAGGAAGCGGAAGAGGCCGGGCTGGAGTTTAAGGAGACTCCCGCCGAGGTGATCGCAACCGAGGAACAGGTAGAGGCAGCCGATGAGCCAGAAGCGACCCCCGAAGTCGTGGAAGCTGAGACGCTGACCAAGGAGGAAGTGGCGGATGCGATTATGACCGCCACGCTGCCGTTGCAGCAAATGGTTGAGGCGCTGCAAGTCAAACTCGACACGTTGAGCCAGGCAGATGAAGCCAAGATCGCCGACAAGGCGGCGGCCACACCTGCCATGTCACTGTCTGAGCTAGTTGGCGCTCGTATGCGGGCTGTTGGTAGTTCAGAAGCGCAGATCGATGGGCGCACTGCTCTGAGCAGATTAGCGCCGGAAGAGACGGCTCCCAACAAAGAGGGGCTTCATGGAATCCCATTCATCAGCAAAATGTTGGCCGGATCGTAGGTCATCACTTGATAAGGAGGAATACACAATGAGTGATACAAGAGAACTGGTGGAGGTGCTGTCCAAACAGAATGAAGCCCTTCAGCAGCTAGTAGAAAAATCAGTGGCTGCAACCGGGACGACAGCCGGGACGACACAGCCAGGTGGCCCATTCAGCGGATTGGGACTTGATCGGAATGTGATTTCGGCTCACGTGAGGCCGACCGGTATCGCTAACGTTCTGCCATTGATCCCTGGAGTTGAGACTGACCCCAGGTTTGCTGTTCTGACGGGTATCACTGATGATGTGGGTGACAACCCCACCTATCCCTGTGACAATGCCCCGACCGGCTTCATCAAGGGCTGCAACCTGACTGCCCGTTT